ACCAGTCGTTATTTGGTGAATCAAAACAAATGCATCTTTACCCATGCGACGCTCATGACCAGCAAGCAAAAGGAAAGTTGCTGCACTGCAACAACTTCCTTGAACCTCTGTTATTACCTTCACACGGGATTTTTCAATAATGTTCATAGCAGCGATTCCAGAAAACAAATCACCACCACCACTGTTAATGGTAATTTTAATACATGGCTTAGCACACGGATTATCCACATACCTTTTCAATGTTTCATTTTCAAGTTTTTTAAACGCTTCCAAAAAATCTAAAATAGATTCTTCAGTAATGTCACTAAAAAACAATATTTCATTTCCAATAACCCTAGGGGAAAGAACAACTGTTTCTTCTAATTCTTCAGACATTTCTTAATGTTATTCACGTCCCTTTGCTTTAATTTATTTTGTATACAAATATGATTAATAATATCAAAATCTTGAGGTGTAATATCATATTCTTTTAATAGTTCTACGTTTCCTTCTTTAGCATAAATTTTGAGAAGATGTAAATATTCTTTATGCATACCAACTGGTCCTTTTTGTAATATTTCTGCAATTTTTCTTCTTCGCATCTTTTGGTTTCCTGCTTTAGACCAAGAACTCCCAGCTCTTATTTTGTCCTTTTCTAGGGGGGTTCCAAAATAAAATTTAGGAATTGAAACAACTTCATTCACAAAATATTTCATTGAATCCCAATTTCCATCGTATATGGAAAAATCATATGAATCAGCACAGGAAAGAGAATTCATTATTTTAGCCATATTACATCCCTCTGAATCTAAATAATTTTCATGAATTGTAGACCAAAAATTACCATGTTCTTGTAAACTTTCTCTAACTTTTATGTCATCATTTTGACATAAAACATCTGCTATATATTCTTTTGTTGTAAAGAATTTATCTTTTTCATATTTTAAAAAATCTTTGTAAGTGAAAAAATCTCTGATATTACCATCACACTTTTCTGCAACAGATGTATAATCTTTTGTATTATTAGTGAGAGATAATAGTTCTTCTATAGTTGGTTTATCTATTATAATATTTTCAAACCCTGGAATTAAATGAAATTTTTGAGATTCCACAATAAATGAACCGTTTGTTTTCTTATGACCATCACTTACTTCATCAACTATTTTTTTAAAAACTAAATCATCTTCATAATTATCTATAAATATATGTGAAACTCCATTTCCACATAAATAATAAAATCTAGTGGTAGTTGAATCCAAATCTAAAAACTTTGTTCCCTCTAGAACACTTCTAATTAAATGTGTTTTACCTACACCAAGTGCTCCACTTACAAACACATTTTTGTTTTCCTTAACGATTTGTTCTAACTTTTCTCTTGCCTTTGAATGCAGAGTATTTTGTGGCATTTTTTTATCGCACTTTAAATTAATGAACCGATCCATGGATGAAATTACAAATCAGGCAATAGATATGGCGTTAAAGAGCGAGTCTTTAAATGATAAAGTTCTTAAACCTTTAAGAAAGAAAATAATGCCATATCTCGCGTGTTTTGTCGCATTCAATATTATATTATTGGTATTGCTTATCTATATTCTTAATCTTCTTTGGGGGATTCTTCGGTGACTGGTTCAGATGGTGCATCCTCAACGGGAACTGATGTCTCTTCAACTGGGACTTGTGGTTCTTCAGTCACAATCTCAGAAAGTTCTACACCAGACATTCTCTCAGTCTTTGCTTTAAAGTCCTTCATCACCTTGCTTTGAAGAGAAACAAATCCTGTTTTCTTCAAATCTTCTAATTCTTCCTTAACTGACTTAGCGGTGCTTGGTTGTTGAGAAGCTGGTGCAAATTCACTAACTTTAAAACCTGTTCTTTTTTTCAACTCACCCCCCAATGCACGAGTGATGTCATCTTTCATTCTACCTTCGTTAAATATTTGCTTAGCTTTCATGGAAGTTTCCAAAATAGCCTTGTATGGTTCAATTGGTTGGATATGCATAATCTCTGGTTTGAAAATCTTGGAATTTCTGAATTCCTTCTCGAATTCATCTAAGATGGGTGTTGGTATTGGTGGTGACTGTTCTATCAAACGGTCATATTCCGCGCGCATCAATTCTACCATATCACGACCATCCATGGAACGCTCACTCAAGGGGAGAGCTAATTCCAAACGAATAGTTCTTGACAATTTACCATAAGATTGGGAAGCAACACGGTGGCTTTCCATCAATTCGTTAATCTTCAAAAACTGCATGATAGTGGCAATGAGACCTGCAATAAGGTTCATACCACCTATAATAGAAGGCACCATAGGTCTAATACTTTCAGGAAATTGTTCTTGTGCGAAATTCGCTGTCCCTGTAATTGTTGATAGAACAATAACGGGCAATGTAAAACGCATTGATGATTTTTTATACAAGAGGAAAGCTCTGTAGTTCATGAACCTATAACACGCAGCAGCTTCACCCCAAACACGCAATATATTTTCTTGTGCCTTATACCACTCTCTTGTTCGGGCGGCAACTTTTTTTTCTTGCTCCATTCTTTTCTGAGTTATAATAAATGAACATTATTTTCTTCATTCATTTAATTATTCTTCTAATTGGAATACTTATACCATTTGTGGGACAGCCGAGACAATTAAGAGCTTTTTCAATCGTTATGGTTATTATATTTTTCCATTGGATGATGAATGATGATACTTGTGCTTTAACACAGTTGGAGGCAAAAATAACTGGTAAAGATCCTTCACAAACTTTTACTTCAAAAATAATTAGTCCAATTTACAAACTTGATAACAATAAATCAAAAGAATTAATTAAAACTATTTTTTTCCTCCTTTGGATGTTCACCCAATGGAGGCTCGGTAGGCTTCGTATAAAGGAATTCGCTGAAAACTGATCTTTCAACCAAATCATTTCTTTTAAATAATTGTGTATTCTTATGATTTTGAAATATAATCATACAAATTGCATCTGCTATATCATGCTTTCTGTCTAATTTCATATAATATTCATCTTGTTTCATATATGGATATGCAATCTTTTCGGTGTATTCTTTCCTACTTTCATAGTCCAAATGTCCAAAACCAAAAAATGAATGCATTGCATTTGGTGAAACTAAAATTGATTTGTTTCTATATATATAATTAATGAGACATTCAATATTTGTAAATCCACCAGGTGGTTGTCTTTCTATAACAATTTGATCTGCTTGGTCAAATAAATATTTATGTTGATCCAACATTAATGGAACTAAATCAACTATGTCATTAGAATTAATATATTTATAATCTTCTAATGAAACTTT